TTACTGGGCATGCTCTACAGTTGCGCTTAATTAAAGCTAGACTAGCCCAAGCTAAACGCCTTGGATGGAACTGGTGTATCACGGATACAACAAACAACCCCGCTTCAGCTAACTCCCTTATCAATGCGGGTTTTAAGATATATACTCCTGCTAATAAGTGGTCCTTCCGTAACGCAATCTACTGGAAATATAAAGTTAACCAAGATGCCATACAAAGACAAGAACGTAAGAGTCGCCAAACACAAAGAGTGGAGCCGTGAGTATTATTTAAAGAATAAAGAAAAAGTTATTGCTAGAACATTAGCTAGTAAAAAACGAGGTAAAGAAGAATGGGTAAAGTTTAAAAGCACTCTAAAATGTACTGTTTGCGGTTTTGACCACCCAGCTGCATTAGACTTTCACCATGTGGACCCAACTAAAAAAGAAAATATTGTTAGCGCTCTGATAAGTAATGGTTGTTATAAAGCCGCTATGCGGGAAGTAGAAAAGTGTATCGTATTATGTGCAAATCACCATAGAGTTTTACACGCGGAGGAAAGAAAAAACCCAGCCTTGTGAGCTGGGTTTTTATTAGGAACATTCCGGTTAGAATGAACCGCTTGAGCCCCAGACGCCGAGTGGGTCTGACCAGCCGAAGCTGTAACGCTCACGAGACTTGTAACGAACGTTACCAGTATCGAAGTCGCCGTCCATGCTGTTTTGCAGCGGAGTACGCTCGAACATTTTTAAACCGTTAGGAACGTCGGTTAACAAGAACCATGCGTTTGTGTCGGTCAAAAAGTGGTTAACAGCGTAGCCTTCTGGGATTGTGCCGTTGTTCTTCAGTGCATTGATATCGTTATTGGTTGTACCAACACGGAGGTTAGTTTCCAACAAACGAGTAGCAACGAACATCAAAGCAGGTGGGATCACCAGTTTGCGTGGCTTAGCAGCAATCAAGAGACCGCGCTCGTCAGTCCAGGCAGCGATTTGAATTGTTGCGGCTTCCAAAGAAGTCTCGTTCAAATCAACAGGGGTAGCAGCAGTGTTGCTGTTTGTGCCACCGTTTACCAATGGATGTGCTGTAGAGAATAAACTTACGCCGTCGCCACCAAGGTAGCTAGAGCTAAAGCCGTTATTCAATGTAGAAGCACCTTTAACTTGCTTGGTGTATGACATAGCACGAGCCAATGCTTTGGTGTAACGAGCAGACAAAGAGTCATACAAGTTATCTTCAATCGCTTCTTCAGTGATTGAGAAACCCAAAGCAATAGTTTCGTGTGAGTAGCGAGCTGTAAAAGCTTCTTGTGCATTATCGTAAGAAATTGCACCACCTTCGTTCTTGACTGGAGCAGCCGAGAAACCAGACAGTTTTGTCTCTTCTTCAAATGAACGCTCAGAGGCTTCGATATCATAAATCTCTTTATGCTCTTCGCCATAGCGCTTGTACTCTAAACCGAACAACGCGTTTAGTCCTGGGAGTAACTCTTTTAAGAGCTGTGAACGTGAAATAGCCATTTATAGCTCCTTATTAAGCAGTTGTACCAGCGGACTGATAGTACTGATGTACGCCAAAGTTTAATTTGACAATAACATCGGTATATGCGTCACCGGGGTTAGAAGGGAAGTTGCCGCCGAATGTAGAGCTGGAGTTAACCAAGTCAACAATCTTAACAGCCAACGCGCTTGTGTTCGCAATAGTAGCTGACAATGCAACAACTGAGTTACCAGAAGTGCTATTACCAGTTGTAGAGCCTGTACCAGCAGAGAAGTTTGCCAAAGCAACTGTCTTACCGATTGAGCCGTAGCCAACAGAACCCAAAGACTGTACTTGATACAGTTGATCTGGATCTTCAACAACGCGGATGAAAATATTGGTGTAACCGGCTGTTACAGCGTTAGCAGGTAAATACTCTGCATACAAAGGGTAGCCGAGTTGCTGACCAGATAACTGGTAGCGAACGCCAACGCAAACACCAGCGATACCAGTAGAGCTGGTAGTAGGTGTAGATGTTACAACAGTTGGTTGCCCAGCTGTGGATGCGCCTAATTGAACTAAGTCACCAGTGTAGATAGGTGCAGAGTTGTTAGAAGTCAATAAATACTCACGGATTGTGCCGCCAGTAAAAGATTGACCACCAATTAGGCTAACAGGTTTTAGTCCATAAGGACTTGATACTGTAGACATAAAGGTCTCCTAAAAAATTAATTAACGTGTACCACTTCCAAAGCCGCCACCTTTACTTACTGTGCTTTTACGCTCACTATATAAAGGCATACGTGCATCGTTATTACGCATGAAATGGTTATCAACCGAATCCATCTGATTTTGTGCTTGCGACTCGTAGTACTCTTTTTGTGCTGCGAGTTGTTCAGTTAAGATTTTGCACAAGATCAAACCACCGATCTCTACATTTCCGTTTGGATCGCCCACAATCATAAGTTCTGGATGATCCACTGCTTTAACCGGTACCCAACCATCACGAAACTTTTGGGAAACGTTAGTTGGAACCGCTTGTCCTAGTACCTCTTTAGCTACCCATCTGAAACTGTAGCCAGGTTCTGGCGTAGGGTCAGGTAGAGTTGCCGCTGGGCGGTAGATTGGACGGGTTGAAGCTTTTTCGCGATTCTCGAGATCGCGCGTGTTACGAGTATTAGCCATTCCGGGCCTCCTGTTTTAAAAATTCCTTAGCATACAATTCACGTGGGATACCTAACTTGTCAGCGAGAGCCGCTTGGGTTGCTGTAAGTTTGATAGTTTTCTTTGCTCCCGTTGAACGGGTAGCAGAAGCCACGACTGTTGCCGGCTTTTTACTAGGTTCACCGGTTCTACGGCTAGCTGGTTCGTCATCCTGAAGCAAATCAGGGAACACAGACTTTAAGCGAGAATCAATTTTCTCGAAGTATTCTTCACTACGCGGATCGTAACCCGTGGCAACCAATTTTTGATGAAGGCCTAATGCAAAAGCCGTCATTTCCTCGTACCCCGGTGTTCCGAACCACTGGTTTTTTGCTTGCCAGCGCAAGGTTTTTTCGTCGGGCTTGGGTACTGATGGAGCCGTATGTTGTATTTGTACATCATTTTCTTCTTTTTGTAAAGCAGTTGGACGAAAATTTTTAGCTGCTTCAATTTTCATTTTTGCTTCAGTCAAAGCCTCTTGAGCTTCAAGCAACGCTTCGGAGTCATACTCTTCGGACGCTTTTTTGAACTTATCACGTGCATTATTTAATTCAGCTTCGGCTTTTTCGCGCATCATTTCTTGATAGGAAGTCTCGCCAGACTGAACGTATTGCTTCAGTTTTTTGTTTTCTTCCAAAGCTTGTTGCGCTAAACGAATAGCTTCTTCACGTTCGCGTTGTGCTGCTTCTTTTGCACGGCGCTCATCATGACGGGCATGGGTAAGCTCTTTAATACGGGATTGAACACCTTTAGTGTAGCCTTCGATCTCTTCGTCAGAAGGATCTTCAACAGTACGGCTTAAGGGCTGGGCCTTGCGGTCTTGTTCAGGGGTATCGTCTTCAACAACAATATCCGCCTCAATAACATCGCCTTCGGCAGTTACATCTAATTCGACATCCGGTTTTTTGTCAAAATCGTCTTGCTCATCCGGAAATTGATACGCCATACTTGCTCCTTATTTTAAGCGCGGGTAATTCCGCGGGGGTCTTCGACAACTGCTTCTACTTGGTCATCGTAGATTACTCGAAACTCTTTTCCATAAATCATGATCCTGGTTCCCGTATAAGGACGAGTAATTACAAAATCGCCCTCTTTACACCAAGCACCTGTTGGAAATTTAGCCTCATCTTTGTACGCCAGATCGCCAAGTTTTAAAACAAATAAAACTGGGGAAGTTAGTTCCTCAATTTTTTTTGTTTCGTCTGCTTTTAATAAACCGCCCTCATACTCATCTGAAGCTGTAACTAATGAACATAAAATTCTCCAGCCACTAGGTTCTGGCAACTGCTTAGCCATTTGAGCTTGTACTTCTTCAGGCGTTGGTTCTTCTACTACTATTACTTTTTCTGCGGATAGTTCATGCATCGTTC